CTCGCTAGAACTAGCGCAAACTAGCGCGTTCTCGCTAGAACTAGCGCAAACTAGCGCGTTCTCGCTAGAACTAGCGCAAACTAGCGCGTTCTCGCTAGAACTAGCGCGGATTGGTGGCGGAGGCAGTCTCGAACCTTCCTTCTCGCGCTTGGAGTTGGGTATCTGCGTCTGGTACCTCCGCCACGCATCCCCTGACACCGCCAGTGCCGGACCGTAGACCGTCACCAGTCCGTGCCGTTCGTAGAGCGCAATCCACCCGGCAATGTGATCCGGCGTGATGGAAGCAAACGACGGGACCACCTGCGCCTTGATCGTCCGGGGGTTCGACGACGCACGACCCCAATCGTCCAACGCACAGAGCAACCACGGCCAGAACATCGCCGCCATCGGATCCTCATCCGCAACCGCAAGCACTGCCTCATCAAGTCCCATCGTCGTGGAAATAAAGATCTTCTTCACCTGATCATTCTTTCACTTATCAGTTCTGTTAACATGTGCCACCTTGGCACACTTCAATCAAACCCCATCTCGCGCAATGGGAAGCGGATGTGCTTGCCGGCAATCCTCGGGAACGCCTCGATCAGCCCTACATTGTGGGCGATGCACCATGCCGAGTTGATGTTGGACTTGAATCCCGGAGTGAACCTCGGGATGACTATCCACCTCACTCCGGCTTCCTCGATTGCCTGTGGCAAGGTGACGTGCCATGCACGATCCGACTCGATGCGATTGCTCGACTTCGGAGACATTGAGGCAATCAGGCAAAGGACATCGACCATCTGCAATCCCTTGCGGTCTGCCCAGTCGCGCAAATCGAGGGAGTATGGCTCCCACGTGGGATGATCCGCCGGAAGCTTCCGACCGAGCCTCACCAGGCCAAGTACCTTCTCGGCATTGGGCATGCTCTCCTTGCACGCCTCATCGCAGGAACTGATCTCGCCGAGGCGGGCACTCACCACCACACTGCCAAGACCGGGTATCGACGCACGGCCACTTTGTTCGCACGCCCGGTCGAGGTTGCGTTGGAACCGCGCCTCGATGACGTGCCTGCACAGGTGGCCGGCAATGTCAAATTCCAGACGCGATGCCGTCAGCTTGATCGCTTCCGCAAACCGATCATTCGCCTGCCGTGCCACAAGAGTGCGGTAAACCTCCCGTGCCTCGGCTAGCAACCGCTCCCAATGCCCAGCCAACGTGTATGGGACTGGCTGAATGTCCTCCAATGTTCGCGTGACTGCCTTCGTCTCGTTCATGCGTTCATCTCTCCCTCAACCATTGCAATCCTCTGTCCAATCCACCGCAGCACCGGCACAGCCATCCCGTTCCCAATCGCCTTGTACCGGGGTGCATCAGCAGCAGGCTTGCCACGATACGGAACCAATGTCCAGTCATCCGGCAACCCTTGCAAGCGTTCGCACTCCCTAGGTGTCAGACGGCGCACGACCGTTGATAGTGCTAGGTGACTATTGTGACTGGCACCAGATCGCAGGCTTGGCGAATAATCGAGAACCGAAACGTTATTGGTTTTGTTCTGATGTACTAGCGCGGGCATGACCCCGCCATTCGCATGGCTGGCGTCGTGGGTTCCTGGCCGGAGCGTCGGGCTAAGCGGGCCGGCGTCGCCGCCGTGATCCTTGGCGCTGAACGCGATTGCCTGTCCCTGCGCCCCGTCAAGCGTGTACGCCACGTCCTCGGCCACACCGATGCCATTCGAGGACGTCTGTGCGGTCTTGACCGCAAGAGCTACATGCATCTGACTGACCGTGTTCAGCGGAGGTACCGGGTCGCCGGGGCGAGCTTGGGAATAGTTGAGCTTCGACGTGATTTGAGCCAAGTCAAACGGCATTGGAACCCATGCGCCACTCACCAGACTGCCTGACATGACTTCTTCATGATTGGAATAGTTCTTGCTTCCATAGGTGGTGGTGACGCATCCATTCACCCTTGACGCATCAACCTCAACCGGGATGAACGTCGTGCGGTCTAGGTCGCTGCTCCAACCACGGCTTCCAGAGCCTCCGCCAAGCGTTCCGGCAACTTCTTGCCCCTTCGTTCCGCCCTTCGGAGAATCCCCGCGCATGCTTGCTTGCTCAAGAAGTACTTCGGCAGATGGTCGCCAGTCGTCTCCAAAATATCCGACAACGAAGACGCGACGGCGTCGCTGGGGTACTCCGAAGTGTTGAGCGTCCAGCACCCGGTAGCAGACGCTATACCCGCACTCCCGAAACGCTGTGAGGATTGCAGCGAAATCCCTTCCCCCATCACTGCTAAGGACGCCAGGGACGTTCTCCCAGACGATCCAGCGAGCGCGTACCCGGCGAGCCAGTCGCGCAAACTCAAGGGTGAGATTTCCCCGTGGATCGTCAAGCCCTGCACGCTGTCCGGCAACGGAGAAAGATTGACAGGGGGTTCCTCCAACCAAAAGGTCGATTGAACCGATGTCGGCAGGGATCGTCGTGAAGTCGCCATAGTTCCTTGCTCCCGGATACCGATGCGCCAGAATTGCTGAAGGAAACGGTTCGATCTCACTGAACCCAACGCACTCCCACCCGAGACCCTCCCACGCAATGTGGTCAGTGCCGACCCCGGAACAGACACTCAAGTACCTCATTCCATCCCCTTCACCATCGCAAAGTACTGCAACCGTTGCCAGTCGTCCAACTTTGCAAGTACTTCAAGGAACCGCACCGCCTGTCCCTCAGTGACGTTGCGTTCCCCACTAAGGGCCTTGACGATCGATGAACGGTGCCAGCCGAGAAGATCCGAACCAGCTTGCCGGGATAGGTTCACAATTTGCAGCCACGCCTTCATATGGTGCGCCTGGACACCCTTGGTGTTTCCTGTGCCTTGATGCATTGGTCGGTCATCAACAGCAGGCGCATCAGCCTCGATGGTCTCGATCTCGTCCTCAATGCATTCTGGATCCTCACCAATGAGGTTGACCAAATGCGTCAGGAACGCGACGTCGTATGCAAACCGGTCGAACCTCGGTGACAGATGCAGGCCGGATGCCCACCGAATCCATGCCTCGGTCGGATCGATGTCCAGTTCAATGGCAGGCTTCTGCGCCTTGGGTGCGTTTGCCTGCCTGATTGCTCGAGGAATTCTCACACCAATCCCCCGTGTTTCTCGTTCCACTTCCTTGTGAACGAACGGCGTGCCCGGAATATCTTGGTTTTTACTCCGCAGAACGAGATGCCCAGTTTTTCTGCGGCCTCCTCGTAGCTCAACCCGTTACCATGCGCGAGCATAAGCACTTGCCCGCGCGTCTCGTTGCCGTGCCACGGATCGGTAGCCATCTCGTGGAGGATCTCGCGCACCTCGGCAACCGTCTCGGCTCTCTCGAACAGCTCGGCAGGGTTTGGGGCGGATTCGATCCGGCCACCAATGATCTCAATCAGCGTGGTGAAATCCTCCTCATCACCCTGGCCCTCCTCGATAAGCTTCCTGTAGGATGCCATCGGCAGTTCCTGCCTGAACGTATCCCTCCGCGATTGCGTGCGGATGTGGTTCAGGACCCCAAGTTGCAGGTAGCCGTGGAAGCGGTGCGGAAGCAAGATGTTGTCATCCAGTTTGTCGCGCCGGTTCCAAGTGGACAGCCAGACCGCTGCAACGATCGCTTCAACGTCGTACCGCCAACGGTACTGGCATGTCGCCAGCGCATAGGTAATCAGTTTCGGGGTATAGCGTTCGTAGATCGCCGTCCACGCACGTTCGCATCCGTCACGCAATGCAGCCCGAAGCTCGGTCGATTCAGCACTCTCATGCACTTGCATTGGATGCAATGGCTTTCTTCAGGAAGGTATATGCCTCACGGATCTCATCCGCCGGCATGTCGTCATCAATCGGCAGGATGTGTTCGGCGAGACCCTTTTCCTCGGCTACGATAGCCAGTTCCCGGTAATACTCCGCCGGCGACTTCTGTGGTCTGCTGGGCACTGCCAGGGCAGGAACCGCAACCGTCGCGACAGCTTCACTGTCGGTCTCGTCAAGGAATCCAAGCCCGCAGATCGACAGGGTTGCACGACGCTTCGCCTTCGTCAGCGCCTTCATCTGTGCGTTGGCGAGTGCTTCACCACGCAACCCGGCCACCGACACGGATCCTATCTCCTCATCACACCGGCCCTCTGGGGTCGAGGCACGCGCAACCACCGTCAATACATCATTCTCGATCACGCGTTCGACGATCTGGATCGTGATCGAATGGATGCGCCTGAGTTGGTCGCACGCTTCCTTGCGTACATACATGATGGTCCGGCCCTGGAGCTTGAGGTACTCAAGCGGTCGAGTGAGTGGGTTCAGTCCGAGGGTGTCGCACGTCCGCTGGTACAGGTCGAGGCGTTGTGACGCGGACAGGTTGTTCAGATCGCCAGCAGCAATGACGGCTTCAAGTGCATCCGCACCGGACGGCCTAGGGGCAAGTTCCCGACCCATATACAACCTCCAAGTAGTACGCCATCCCAATGATGGTGAAGAGCCAACCATAGCGGCTGGCAACAAAGCGGCGGAACGCCTCGTCAATCACGTTCACCGTGACAAGCACGATGAACCAGATCATCTCGGCGGTGCCCACGACGAACAGCGTCAGGTAGGCCAGAAAGAGCAATCGTACCCGTTCCACTTGGTTCCTCCGGGCCAGCAGCATACGGTGCGCTGACAGTATACTAACGCATGATGGCTACATGGAGTTGCACTTGGCGGACGTGCTTGCAGTGCGGCTCACGATACGGTACGATGCATCGTGTAGGGGATGAACCTGCTACTACATGCCAGTCTTGCCGACGTGATACGCTACCCGGCAGACAGGACGAGGATAACAACATCACGCGACATAACATGGAGCGTGGTGCAAACAGGGCGTTTGTCGTCGCATTGAAACGACGCTTTGAGGAGGGCAGGATGAGAACCGCAATACCGTACCCGCAGGAGATGCAGCACTGGCTAGAGGCGCAAGTGGCGACAAACCACGAGGCTCGTCTGCGCTGGTACCGCACCCAGGATGTCAAGGCTCTTGCCGAGGCCGTGCAGGGTCATGTCCGTGCCCAGTTGCTCGTCGATCGCCTGACCGATGCTTCCCGTGAGATCAGCGTGGTGATCACGGAGGAGATGCGTGAGACGAGGGAAATCCTCGTGGCATCCCTTGAGGGTGCGGGGCACAACGTCGACGATGCACTGGCCGGAAACGGGATCGGCGCATTCGTCTCGCTTGCCGTGGATCTTGAATTCGGGGTGCCGGCAGTAATGCACCCTGATGATCAGGGTCGTCTTGTCCTTACTTGGATGGAGGGTCCTTCAGGGGCGCTTGGGGAGACTTGCCCGGTTCCTGATGATTTCGATGGATTCTGGGAGGTTTTCCGGCCAAAACTGCTGGGAATTGCCGGGAAATACCGGAATGCCGAAATTCTCGCCTGACAGCCTCAAGATGTCGAAAGCCGGCAAGGGCCGGCAACGGCAGATACTGATGGACAAGCAGGTATGGCGGGTTCATGTGTCGACCAGCGCCCCTGACGTGGTGCTGGCGTCACTGCTTGCGTTGTTGGAGGAGACCGAGACAGATGAGCTTGCCGCCGTTACCGACGCATGGTTGCGACGCACTTACGGTATCGGAACTGCATGAAATCCTTGGGTTCACGCGCGACAGCGTCCGCCAGTCACTCAGGGTAAGGAACCCCGAATTTGTGCAGTGGTGCAGTGGCGATGATCCTGCCCAACTTGAGCGAGTTCGGGGGTGGTACATCAACGAGATCACGATGCGCGGTGGCATCGAGAGTTGCCGGAAGGCAAACGCAATACGAGATCTGTTGAAGCGGAAACGCCGGTGGCACATGGTGTCATGGAAATCCCTAGCCACCATGCTGGATGTCCGGGTGGAGACACTGGACGCACTGACTCAGGGACGGGAACGGGACATCTCAAAGTACCTGAAGGTTGCGGAGTCCATCAAGCACCTTCCCACGCTTCATCCACGCTCAAGGGTGGATGGCATCCGGGTCGGCAACTCCAGGACCGCGGAGGATGAGATGACGATGCGCGGTCGATCAATTCGCCGGCGCAGGCTTGCTGGCTACCTGAGTTCGGCATTTGTAGCGGATCAGTGCGGTCTGACAAAGGAACAACTATGCGAAGTGGAAATGGGCAAGGCACCGCAGACTTTGGTGGATCACGTGGATGGTCTGCTGGCTCGGATGCTGGGAGAGACCTTGGAGACGATCTGAGCGTACAGATCAAATACGATGGGATTCCTGGTGCGTGGGAGCCGGTTCCGCTTGTCTATTACGGTTGGATACATTTTGTCAATGATGTGGTTTTCCACGTGCGGATGGGCTTCGGTGGCGTGATTCCAAACAATGTGAAGGATCCTCTTGAGTGGCACTCACTCATCACCTTTGTTGCTTGCGAGTACCTGACAAGGCACGTCGCGTATGAGACGTGGGCCATCATCGGAGTGCAGCCAACGACGATGGCGCAACTAGTGCGGATGATCACTGCGGAACTGAGGCGACGGGAGTGAGATTGCCGAAGGCATCCAATTGGCTTGGAATCCTTGCTTTTGCCGGATACGTTCTGACAATACCTGGCGCAAACCTGATGCTCGTGCATGTCGGATGGGCAATGCAAGATGGAGGCCCACGGCTATTGCCGGTCGGTTTCGGATTGATGGCACCATCCGGGGTGTTCATGGTAGGTGCATCGCTGTGGTTGCGCGATGTTGTGCAAGATTACTACGGCACACGCTGGGCATCCGTTGCAATAGCCGCTGGCATCTTCTTGACAGCGATTCTTGCGCCTCCACCATTGGTGGTTGCCAGCGCGTGTGCGTTTGCATTGTCCGAGCTTTGTGATTTTGCAATCTACACACCACTTAGGAAGAAATCAGCATGGGTGGCAACCATTGCTTCTGGATTAGCCGGGAGCGTTGTCGATAGTGCCATCTTCCTGCTTGTCGCGTTCGGGTCGCTTGCCTTTGTTGAAGGACAGGTCGTTGGAAAGATTCTCATCACCCTTCTATTTGCATTGGGACGATGGAAGTTTTCTTGATTTTCCTGACCGGGGCGACAATGGATTTTCAAGGGATGCCGGATTGGATCGGACATCTTTGCACGCCACTTTCTCCAAAGTTTTCCCGTACCTCACAGACCATCAGACCGTATGCGATTGACAATGGATGCTACGCCAGCAAGGTTCCGTTCAATCTTGAAAAGTATTTGTCGTTTGTTTCCAAACTCATGGCGGTTGCAAACCGGCCACCTCTTTTCACCGCAGCGCCGGACATCGTTGGAGACCATCTCGGCACATGGAGACTTACGGAGCCAGTCTTGCCGGGATTGCGATCGATTGGCGCTCGTCCCGCACTCGTATGCCAAGATGGCTTGACAGCAGAAGCGGTTCCGTGGGATGCCATAGATGCACTATTCATCGGAGGTACAACGCGGTGGAAGATGGGACATGAGGTCGTGAAAATCTGTCAGGAAGCGAAATTGCGACGCACGTGGATACATGTCGGCCGAGTAAATAATTCCGAGCGTATTCGGCATTGTCATGAGTTGCTGCGCGCAGATTCAATCGATGGAAATGCAGCGGCGATGAACCCTCGGCGCATTTGGGAACAGATTGGGTGGATGAAGGGTCTTGACTACAAGCGTGTGCCACTTTGGACATGATCACCAACAAGGATGCCGGCGAGTTCCTGCGGGAGCTTGCCCCGGCATCGGTCGATCTCGTCCTTACCTCACCCCCGTATTGGTGCCAACGCACCTACGGGGATGATGTGCGCGAACTTGGCACGGAACCCGTCGTCCTCGATTACATTAACCGCCTCGCAGGCATTCTGCACGAAGCGTGGTCATGCGTTCGGCCTACCGGATGGGTCGCGGTCAACATTGCTGACACGTACGCCAACCAACCTGGACAGTACCGGCATTCGGACAAGTCCGGGGTCTCCGCTTCCAACCGGGCGAAGGCAGGGTCTGCGCCGATGCGATCGCTTGCCGGGTTGCCACTCAAGACGCAAGCCGGGGTCCCGGAGCGTCTCAAGATCGCCATGATCGACCGAGGCTGGCGGTGCCGTAATACGATAATCTGGCACAAGACCTCGCCACTTCCCACGACGGCGACTGATCGTTGGAACCTTTCCTACGAGGTCGTCCACGTCTTTGCACGTTCCGCCAAATCGTACTTCTCCCGCACGGAGCATGGTGGGTTTGCCGAGTACGGCACGCACGATGTCTGGACCGTCAATCCTGCACGCCGGCAAGGTGGCAATCACCCGGCGCTGATGCCGGAGCAATTGGTAGCACGTCTCGTGGATCAACTCTGCCCGGTAGGGGGTCTTGTCGTTGATCCCTTTGCAGGGAGTGGTACAGTGTTGAGAGTAGCGCGTGATCGATTACGCAACGCATGCGGAGCAGATATCTATTGTTGGGAGAAACGTAATGCAGGCAACTTGCAAACTGTGTGATACGCCGGTGAGTGTTGTCACGGCAATCCATCGTGGGTTGTGCCGATCCCACTCGCAGCAGGAACGGATTGCACGTCGCGAACGCGCTCAATTGGGAAAGCCAACGGTCGAGGATTTATTGATTACCTCGATGAACTCGACGCGCAAGACGTACGTGCGGAAGCGTCCGTGCGTGACGTGCGGAACCCTCGTCCGCGAGAACCGTTCCCCTGTTGCGCGATGTCAGGCATGTTTCCTCAAGGAGCGATACGGCGCACGTGAAAAGCGTGAAATGATTGCCGTCTCACTGCGTCTTCCTGCAACGATCGTCAACGCATTGCGCATGGAAGCCCATGCGGATAACCTGAGTTTCACCGCAGTCGTTGAGAGGACATTGGCGAAACTCACTGGATGACCACCAGTTCTCCTTCTGGCGGTCTCGCCGGTCAGGCTAGCACCTGACCGGCACTTTTATGCCCTGTGCATGAAAAAACCGGCCTGAAGTTCGCACCTTCAGGCCGGCAGAAAGCAGGAGAGACCGAGAATATCCTAGCAAATCAGAACGGTGAATCGTCCATCTCGAAGTGACGATCGGCATCTGGCGCAGCACGCTTGGGAAGCTTTGTCGCAGTTCGGTAACCATCGGTATTTCCGGTCGCCGTGACCGCAGCTGGGCGCTCCCCAGTCGTCGATGCACGCATTCCTTCGGCTTCTGACCGGGAATCAAGCATTCGCATCACGTCCGCAATGATCTCGGTGCGGTACATCTTCTTGCCGGTGTCCTTGTCGTCCCAGGAACGGGTCTCCAGACGACCCTCGATGTAGACCAATCTACCCTTCACAAGGAACTCGTGTGCCTGCTCAGCAAGCTGGCGGAACGCTACGACGTTGTGCCACTCGGTGTGTTCCTTCGGCTCGCCTTCCGCATCCTTCCACTTGCGATTGGTGGCGACGCTCCAGGAAGTGATGGCATCCGCGTTCGGCGTGTACCTCTTCTCGGGGTCCCTGCCGACCCTCCCGACTATGATCGCCTTGTTAATGCTTGACACGTCATGTTCCCTTCGTAAAAAAACCGCAAGTGCCTCCGAGAGGGGTCGGCACGGCGGCACTTGCGGCAGGTGGTACCGGCATCGGGTCCGACGCTGCCGGCACTATCTGAACGCGCGGCATGTATCCATGATGCGGGATGTCTATAGATCGATGCCGAGTGCCCCAAGCACTACCAATACCGCTTGATCGAACGCTTGCTCGAATGGCGCTACATAGTCTTCGAGGCCCACAAGATGCGCCGCTTGGTCTACCGTGCCGGTCGTTGCAATGGCCCGCGCAATCCAGATCATGACGCGTGCAATTGCAAGGCCAAGGGTTGCCGTTGCGACCGCCTTGCGCCAGTGACGTGCCATCCTGCCAGGAATCGCAAGCATTGCCCGGAAGGAGTGCCACAGGAGGGATTCGGCAAGCGGTCGCAATTGCTTCACGGTGTTGCAGGTGGCGGTGGAGGCGCGGAGGTCTTGTCCCCATTCCCGTTGCTATTCGCAGGCATGGTGGAGCCACGGAACAACCACGCTGCCACACTACCCATCGCGCCCACCAACGCCGTGCCGGATGCTTGCGAGCCGTCGTAGAGGGCGCTCCAGCAGATTGCCCCGACCACCATCACCGCAATCACGCCAGCAATGATGTCACGGAAAGTTGGAGGATGGTAGTCAGTTGGAGGCAACTGGCGGTTCCAGTTCGGCTAGCCTAGCCTCAAGCGCGCCGATCTTGCTTATCCACTCCGCGAGTGAATCCGCGTTCGCCGACCATTCCTTGCACGCCTTCAGCAATGCGGGAATCTCGGTGATCGGATAGCCAGTCTCCTCGATTGCTGCCAATACCGCCTTCTGTTCGTCTGTCACGTCCGGTTCCTTTCCTTGCTCGGCATACCACTGGTTCAGTTCCTCGCAGTAAGCAACAGGGTTCCACGTCATTTGCTGGACCGAGTCGCGCGACATTCCTGGTGCGCCATACCAGCCCCATGTAGGAGGCTTCTCGCGCGTCACCACGAAGTGCAAGTGGGGATGCATTCCCTTGCTGCCGGATGCTCCGCATTCGCCGATCTTGTCGCCCCGGTAGGCAATGGTGCCGAGGTCCGCATCGCCAAGCAGGAAACTGTCAGCATGTGCGTAGTGGACGTAGCTGCCCAGCAGATGGCCGGGACCCTTGATCACTTCCCACCATTGATGCCGGCCAAATCCGGTTGCGTTGACGAGATTGGCACGCAAGACCATGTCCGCGCACGCCAGCAAGTCTGCGCCCAGATCCCCGGCAGGACCTACGCCGGAGTTGAAATCCGTACCCTCGTGGTAGCCATTCTGGAACGACGAGAAGTCAAGGTACGAGAAGCCGCCATTCTCGGGGTCGCTTTCACGCACGTCCTCTAACGGAAACACGCATTCACCTCACCTATCTGCGAGTGCCATCGCCAACGATAGCCATACTGATAGGGTATCCGATTCCGGTACCTCAGGTGTCAGCACCGGGGTCGGACAAGTGGTAATCGTGCGCATCCCGATCGCGTCGGACAGGATGCGTGCCACGAAGAGTTCGGTCCTGCCGTTCAGTGGCAGGCGACCGAGACTGGCGATGGTCGGGGAACCAACGTTGTACGCCGCAAGTGCCAAGTCATACCGTCCGAATGCTTCAACGTAGGAACGGAGCAAGCGAGCGGAGTACCAGAGGCTGGCGTAGGGGTCCCAGACGTTGACTGCGTGGAAGCTTGGCTGGATCTGGGCAATCCCACTCGATCCATCACTCCCTAGGGCGTTGGGATTGAAGCCAGACTCAACGTTGATGAGCGAGGAAAACACATCACCATCGATGCCCACTTGCTGGGCAATCTCCCTGGCGATCGGTTCCCACGCATTCCGTTCACTTCCCACTAGATCCCCCCGCCTCAATGCTGTGACCGATCATCGCGATCACGATCCACATGAAAATCGCGCCGATGGCGATGCGGATCATGGCATTGGTTCCGGGTCGGGCGGCGCCGTCCACACGCCGTCGATCAGGGACCACCCTGGCGGTACGAACTCGTCACGCTCGGCATCGTACGCGTAGCCGATACCGGCGTATCGTGCGCGGATGCGCCCGTTATACGACGTCTGCACCCACGTGCCACCGAGTAGGTCGCTTAGGAACACCTTGCCGAGCATCTCATCTTCCGTGCCATCCGGCGTGGTTATCACATCGTTGGCGACCACAAGGACGCGGATGACGGTGTTTGTTGCGTCGAGTTCAGCGTAATGTGCCATTAGACTGCCACCCTAATGATGACCGTACCGGAACCGCCTGCTGTAGAACCGCCGTATCCATAACCGCCACCACCGGTATTTGCGTCGCCAAGCGTGCTGTTTGCCTGACCGCCTCCACCTTTGCCGGGACTCGTCGTTTTGTTGCCATTCCACCCATTGACGCCAGTACACCCGCCACCGCCACCGAGATACATTGTCACGCCCGTCAGCGTGTTCGTTGCGCCATTGCCAGATGCTGCAAGCGCACCCGCACCACCGGCACCACCCGCGCCACCACCCAAGGATTCCGACCCACTGGTATGACCACTTGCGCCACTAAACCCTTGGCCCGCCGTGCCCGAGCCACTTGAGCCACCCGCGCCACCCCCCGAAGCACTACCTGCCCCGCCACCGACCAACGATAACTGGGCGGTCATTGCAGTGGCGGTTGATACCGTGGAAGATACTGACAAGTTGTACGTGCCAGTTCCGCCGGTTCCAGTCCCAAACGATGTTATCCGTGTCAATGCGCCTACGCCGCTTCCAACAATTAGTTGACCGATTACAAACGTACCTGACGCAACCGCGGACACATTAAGTACAGTTGTGGATATTGTCGCGGTAAATGAGACCAGCGTAATGTCCCATGTTGTTGTAGTACCGGCTGATCCAGACGCGCCACCACCGCCAATCGTGATAGTGGTTGCCGTTGTGCCAATGGACACACCCGTTCCGGCCATGTATCCACCACCACCACCACCGGCCGCCGATCCGCCGCCACCTCCTGCAAGCACACACCAATCAGCAGTCACCGTGCCACTCCGCGCGGCTACAGTGCCGGTAGCGATAAACCGATACACCGCATACCGCGTAGAGGTGGAGGCATCAATGTACGTACCCACCACACATGCGCCCGTGCCCGTAACGGCCAATGGGTCGAGGCTACCCGGTTGCGTTCCGGTCTGCACCGACGCACCCAACGTCCGCGCCTTGTACCCGCCAATATTCGAATGGTTCGCCGTGCTTACACTCACGGCCCGGTCAACCCGTACGCGGTGATGTGTACGGCTGCGTTGCTGGAATGCGCCACAAGGTACCGATTGGTCGGATCGAGGCACACGCCGTCGCCGAGCATGACACTGTCGTTGCCTGCAATCGTGGCACCAGACACGATGTACGCGCCATGCGTGCCGGTCACTGCCGACGTGCTGACGTTGTACGTGTACGACGTCGCGGACGTGTTGGCGATCACAATCCGCGACACGACGGTATACGTCGATGCCGTCGCGCCGTTATCGTGGATGTTTGTTGCGCTCGTCGCCACCGTGGTGCCGAGACGCTTGATCACTTCGGCCATGTCAGGCTCCCATCAAGAGGAACGTGCGGGCAAACCCGCCGCCTAGCGACGACTCGGACCCGGTCGAGTCGATCTTCACCACGCTTCCGTCCGTCTTTGCGTACAGCCGGATGGTGCCCGCTGCCGCTGCGCCTGGTGACGCGATCTGCGTGAGAGTCACCGACCCGGTCGTGGAGAGTCCCGCTTCGAAGGCGATGGTTCCCGATCGGCCGGCAAGCTCATTGCAGATATCCACAAGTGCTTCCCAGGTTTTCGTCGAGGTCGCCCCGGACGTTGCCTTGAGTGCGTAGATCACTTCGCCTTCAGCAGGCTTGGTCAGTGTCTGGGTAACCATCCGATACTCCTAGGCGACCTGTATCCGCCAGTTGACGGTCAGGGTCATGCTGCTTGTCTTCGTGATTGCAATCAATGCCCGCGCAAACAACGTGCCGGTATTCGCAGTCGCATTTGCTCCGGCAAAGATGCCGATCTCGCTGAACGTCCCATTCGCCTCACTCGTCACATAGGTAGTGTCAAACGATGCGATATACGTACTGTACAACGTCTTGGCAGCAATACCCTTCCACGTTGCCGTGGATGGCGTCACAAGTGCGGTGTCCGTCGCTGCCACTGCCGTGGTACCGGTTCCCAATTCGAGGTAGTTCGGGTACGCTGTCGTTGAACCAATCAATCCATTCGTGATCGCTGCACGACCGGCATTCACAATCAGGTTCCGGTATACCGATACCTCCTCCCGGCCATCCTCATGCTTGAGGGTGACAGTGATCGCACCGGTCAGGGCAAGCGCATCCGTCATCATGCTTTTCCGAACGTACCGATACCGAACCGTGCCGACCCGAACGTGGAAGGATCAGTGGCCGGGACCCGCAGTGTCGCGCTCTGGTTATTGTCGAGTACCTGCTGGACTTCCAGGAACCCAACATAGGTCAGAAGTGGCCGGCCGTTCTGGTTCGTTCCTACCGGGCGTTGTCCGTCAAGGATGCGGGCAAGGATGCGTGCGACTTCATTGGGCACTGGTCAGACCTCCCCGTACACGTCGGACGACAAGCGCACATCATAGGCCATCGTCTCGGCGTTGAGGATGCTCTTTGTCACTTCCATCACCCACATTTTACGCCCTAGCGTGCCGTCCGTTTGCGTGTAGAATGCGCCCCCCATCCGCTTGGTACTCAGGATCGTCAGGTACTGCCCCGATCTCCACCCGGTCGAGCCGATGAAGCGGCACGTTGCCCCGTACTTGCGGTTGCGCACAAGCATGATCAGGTCCCCACGCGCGTTCACCGCATCGGTCGAGACGTTCATCAAATCGCCGGCGTCGATGACTTCCTCGTAGATGCCCGTGGAAATGAACGCACCGTAACTCTCCCGCGCCTTGATGTCCGCGATTGATGCGTAATCCTGCCGAGTGTAGACCGCGTCCGCTGCCGTCAACGGTTGGTAGACGGCCTCGATCTTCGAATCTGCAACGGGGAAACTTGGCGCAGCAGGATTGAACCGTATGCCCCAGTTAGGTAGACATACGTAGACCGTATCAGTGGTGCTGCCATCTCCGGGGTTGCCTTCACCCTCAAACGAAAGTGGCAGTTCGCCAGCTCCTGGGGTTCGACGGTAGATGGTTGTCGGGCCACCCGGTGGCGTGACTTGTACGAAGATAGAATCCAGATCGGGCACTTCATACCCAAGGCCAAAGAATGTGGTGTCTGCGTCAGCATTCTGCGTAAATGGATCCGTATGGCTTTGCGGCTGGACATTGCCGGACGCATCGATGAACGTGCCCTTGGTCTTCGCGCCCTTGATATAGACGGTGTTCACGACCTGATCCGCAATATCCTCAAGCACAAGATTCCCGGCAGTTGTTGCCGTGACATCGGTTTCGCAATCAATGGTCGCGATCGGTGCTACCAGCGTGTCCGCGTCCGTGAACTGCACGACCTTGTCGTAGTCCACATCCCACCGGTACCCAATGAGTTTCGCGATCGAGTCGATCGCCTGTGAAGCCGACATGTAGTCGAGTTTCATGACTGGGAGCGTCGGCAACGCCAATCCAAGTGAGGTTGTCGAGGATATCCCCGCCTTGCTCCATACAAGCGATCCGCCAGCCGAGGATTCCCTCGCGTTCACCTGATCGACAATGAGGGCTACCTGCTCGTTCGCCGGCAACTGCGCGATCTCCATCGTCAGCATCCACCGGTCGAAGTACCGGGTGTAATCCCCCGCCTGAACCTCGTATTCGTATAGGTTCGGATTGATGAACCGTTCACGCACGCGCTGGATGATGCCGGCAAACTCGCGCACCCCTCCGCGCGTGAACACGATCTCCTGCCCCGACAACGGCACCGCCACTACCGGGGATGCCCCCGAGTACGGCACGCGGATGATCAGGCCGGACATCGTATCCGTACGATCCTTGATGCTGTCCGTGGGACGGATTGTCCTCGGGTCAGCATAGGTCGGCAGGTATTCGGTTCCGTTGACGGTGAGGGAGAACGTCAGTGGCGGCATCTATGTCGTCGCGAACAACATCTTGCGTTGTCCCCCGAGTGCATCGCGAATTGCCCGAGCCGCGTCCTGTCCACCCTGGTAGCTGTCCGCGTAGACGTTCATCGTCTGGATGACCAGACCGCCACCACCTTGATCGGGTCGCCGGATGGTTACCGTCTCGTTTGGTGACGCACGGAACTGCACGAGTTGGCTATCTGTTCCGCCGGACCCACCGACCCGGAAGGAACCCCCCATAGCGAAGCCTTGGCTCGCACGCCAACGATCCGCAGCGTCCTGCCCTTCGGTATTTACTTTGTAATTGTAAGTACCCCATTGGTCAGTAGTTCCACCACCAGCACCACCACCGCCCCCTCCTCCACCGCCACCACCGCCGCCAGTCATGCCGGAGAAGGCATTGGATACCGCGTTCTTGGCGTCCGTGACGAATCCGCCTAGGACGGACTTCGCACCCTCCCAAGCCGCCTTCAACCCATTCTTGATGGCATTGGAGATCACATCGGCACCGAAGAAATCCTGCAACTTCTTGGCAAAGTCCCCGGTGGACCATGAGCGGAAATACTCAATGATGGAATCGAGCGTGCTGGAAACGAGGCTCTTCGCCCCGTTCCACATCGCCTCGATGCCCTTGGTCATTGAGTCAGGTTGAGAGAAGAACTCAAGCAGCTTGGTTGCGAAGCCACCTTCGCCGGTCGCCCATGAACGGAACCACGTGATGACTCCATCAAGGGTGCTTTGCACGGCCAGCTTTGCCATGTCCCAGGTGTGCTGGAATCCCGTGCCGATGGCGTCGATCAATCCTTGCGCCGAGAACAGGGCATACATGGAGACCGTGAAGACCTTGGTCTTCCAGTCCTCAAACCAGATGCCTACGTCATCGACCCATGACTGGAATGATGCCGTCATCGAGTCCCACCCGGCAGCAAGTCCGTCAACAAGACCAAGGTATAGCCCCTCGACGATGGATTGACCGACCTCAGCCATGACGGTTGATGGGGATTCTATTCCGTAGTACCGCTTGATGGTCTCCATGAAGGAACGGAAGAAATCAGCAATCCATTTGAAGATGTTCGGTTGGAAGTATTGCAATCCAAGGATGAGGCCGGTGACGATCGCAGCGCCTATGGCAGCGAGTCCCGCCATAGGCAAGCTAATGACGCCGACTGCTGCAAGCAAGCCGATGCTAATGGCTTCGCCCACCCAAGCAATGACCCCTGCCTTCATCCACGTCTTTGCTCGCTCAGTCAAACTCTGCCAATACCCTTGTATTTTCTCCATTGACCAAGTGAAACCGGCTGCTAATGCATCATAGATCGCGGGACCGAACACGACCAACGCCCCCGCAATCCCAGCGACGACGATGACCGGCAAGCCCGTGAAGACCAGAAGCAAACCACCAACAACTAACGCAAGCACACCGCTGAACAATTCTCGCCAATCGATGCCCTGTCCGGTCAGCAACCCTTGTAGCCCGCGCGTGATACGCAACGCAATCAATCCGACAACGGTGCCGACTGCGGCTCCAATCGCAGCAGGCAGGCCAAGAAACACGGTGGCGAAGACACCGCTTATGACGCCAAAAATGAGCAGTTCCAAACTTCCAAAGTCATACTTTTGTATGTCTTCCTTGATTTTCAGGAAAACTTCCTCAACAAACCCTGGCCCGAGTGCCAATGCCAATCCGGCGACAAGCGGCGCTCCCGATGCAAGCGCAATTCCTGCCCCGATAATTGCAAGTATGTCCGACCAGAACCCAGGCCAATCCTTCTCCGCAAACGACTGGCGCACGTCCTGCACGACGGTTCTCAGCAACAATGCCCCAAGAAGTGCAGCGGCCGGACCAAGACGCACGTTCAAGAAACCAGCGGCAATCGCCGTCGCGACTCCCTGCGCCACCAACCCGAAATCCATACTCTCAATGCCGGTCTGTATGTCCGCAGTGGCGAACATTCCAGCAATGATGGTTCCCCAGTTCAATTGGCCGGAGATTCCTCCAGGCAGTCCACGCATTCCGGCGAGGAACCAAGCAATGACTGCTGCCGTGAAAACTTCTTTCGGGTGATCGGCAATTGCCTTGCCGATGCCATCAAGTATTTCCTTCGCAAGCGTCGAGAGTTCTGGTGCAAGGTTCTTCCGGAACTCGTCCCAAGCGATCGAGATCGTTTCGAGCAGCAGCGTCCCGATCTTCTTTCCGATGTCGCTGCTCTGCGTCTTGATGGATGTCCAGAGACCCTGCCAGTCCAGCGCCTTGATTTGTGTGGCAATTCTCCTGAACGTATCCATGAGTGGCTTCAGGAACTGCATCGCCTGGACGGCAGCGAATGCGATGCCACGAAGCGCAGCAGCAAAGAAGTACATCAACGGGGTCAGGATCTGAACGACCCGTATCAGGCCGATGAACCCGGCAACCCCGATGCCCTTGATGATGGGCGCAAGTGCCTCGGCAGCAGCTTGCAGGCTCTGGGTGAATCGCGCCCAGATCGCACTCCGCGTCAATGCCTCGGCATACAGCGCAGCACGCTGGAACGCCTGTGCCAGGAACTGAAGGAACGGATTGACCGTATCCTCAAGTCCCTTGCCAATCGCAGAGGCGAAGTTGGTAATCGACTTGGTGATGTTCACCAGAAGGTTCATCGAAAGGTTCGATGCTTCCTTGAGGCTGCCGGCATAGTTCTTCGCCAATCCTCGCTGGAGGATCGGCATGTAGGCATCAACCGTGAGCTTCCCGGCTTCCGCCAGTTTCTGAAGCTCCGGGACGCTCTTGCCGGTCTCTTCCGCAAGGATCGACCACACCGATACGCCACGCTCGGCAATCTGGTTGATTTCCTCGGCAGTCAACTTGCCCTTGGCGATGATCTGGTACCACGCCGTCGCAATACCCGAGAACTTCTCGGCATTGCCAAGGGAGACATCCCCGAGCATCTGGAGGGTCGGTATCAGGTTGCTAAGGGGAACCTTCGCCGCCACGAGGTTTTGCGCAACCTGGAATACCGCCTCGTTGGAAAAACTTGTCGCATCAGCGAACCGCTTGACCGCAGAGGTAACCTGATCGACCTTGGCGGTATCCTTGAGCAGGGCCGTCATGGAGACGCGGAATTGATCCTGCGCGCCGGCTGCCTGAATCATGGCGCTACCCATCGAGTAGACACCGTATGCAGCGGCCCCGAACATCGCAGCGGCTAGGCGACCGGTGATCTGCGCCCCGGAGAGTGCAGCACCGAGACCCATCATCCCGGACCGGGCACCGGCAGCGCCGACCGTCATGCCGAGGATATTGCGCGAAATGTCGTTGAAGACGGCAGCGGTGTTCCCACTGTCCGCCCGGATGCGAATCCGCAGGACCTCAGATGCCACTACTTCTTCGCCTTCCGCGCCTGCACTTCTTGTGCCTCAGCTTTCGCCTCGTTCCACAACCTGATACGTGCCCGCCAGTAGGGTGGCAGGTTTGTCACGTACTCAAGTGACCAGTGGAACTGCTCGGCTAGTGCAACGTCCTCCGTCCACCACGGCACATTGGACGACGTGCCGTGCGCCCACGCTATGAGGGCGTCGCTGTCCCTAAAGGGACCTGAAGCGCGTCCCTGATGACTTCCCCAAGCTTGCGGACGACAATCAAGGGGAGTTCGTTGATGTTCTCTAGATCGTCCTTAATCGACGGCACGGCGACCCCATCGACATCGGTGACATTCCACTCGTGGATCAGACTGGCAATCCAGCCAGCCATCACCTCGGGGTCATTCTCCGCGCCCTGGAGCTTCGCGAGATCCTTCTGCTTCAACCACATCGGGTTGGTGATCTCGATCCACTCCCCAGCAGCACCGAACTCGTCAAGCGTTACCGTGATCGTCTTTCCGTAGCGGTTTGTCACAAACCCTCCTAGTAGGCGCTGCTGCGACCATTCACAAGCGTGATCTTGCAAGGGCCACCATCGGTGGAATTCCGTACGCCACGGAATCCGAGGTTATTTCGGATTGCGTTCGCGCCCATGTCACGCGTCATGCTCTCACGCAGATAGCTTGTATCGGTTGACAGCACGGTGATCGAGTCGCCATCCGCGTTGGTGAACGCAATCTGGACAGATTCCCGCGTCGCTGCGAGGTACTTGGCAAGATTGTCCGTTCCGGCATCAAGGACGAGTGAACCGGTGTACCGGATCCGTCCAGTGTCCAGACGCGCCATATCCTGCGAGTTGTTTGCGTGTGGCGATGCTTCCTGGGACCGCTCCCAAGTCAGTTCACCTGAGATGAGTGACGCAGTGGCCGTACCGGCAACCGTGAATACCCCGCTCCAGCCAATGAATGGCTTCCCGGACGCATCAGCGATCGTCGTTGCCGTTACCGTGGTCGGAAGCTTGCCCATCATCTTCGCGTTGAACGTCAGCATTCCCTCGGCGCGTGCAAAGCGGATCCCGAAGGAAGAGACCTGGCATCCGGCAACCGTGCGCGCTTGTACCGGGTCATCGTTCTGGAAGGTGAACGAAGGCACCGAATTGGCAACCGCAATCACGTGCGTGCCACCAGCAGCAGTGATGGTGGTACTGGTGACCGTCTGGCTTGCACTGACGGTATAGGTCCCAGCGCCACCCTGCCCGGAGATGTAGGCGGTGATGGTCGTGCCCGCGGTGACCCCGGTGCCAGTCAGCACCTGTCCGGTACGAAGCACGCCCGATGTGACCGCGGTGACCGTCAGGGTCGTTGTCGCGATCGAACCGGTCACGACCGCCTGAGAAGCGGCTGCGGTATAGGTCGAGGACCCCATGATGCCGTAGAGAAAGTGCCCGACTTCGACCGGATAGGCGTTCGACTCGATCTCGACATTCGAACGACCCATGCCCGCATAGGTGGCGTAATCCATCGATGCGTCGCCACGGGTGGCGTCGTCAATGATCTCGTCCAACTCGGGATCGGCGGTGAACGTAGTGAACGGGAGCATGACGGTCGGAGTGACCGCAGTGCCCCACGTCGTCTCTTTGGCGAATTTCGCCTTTACTGCATTAGACAGAGCCATTGTTCGGGTCCTCCACGATCACCGGGGGTTCGACGGGGTCTCCGTCATCCTCGACATACAGTTGACCGGCGAGGTGGAGCGCATTCCGAACCTCGGCAGCATGATCATCGTCCACTTCAATGCCTCCGGTGTGACCAATCCAGGTCCGCGCACCAATCGACACTTGGACTGCTTCGTCCACAGTTTCAATCAAGATCATGTTGCCTCCATTATCCGCCAAAATTACCTGCAACGTCAATCAGACAACGTAGCGTAACCGTAGCTCCCGGTATATCACCGCGGTCGCCATATTCTACCGGTTCCTGCTTGGCCCCATCGTATCGGCACACGAGGCACGTTGAGATGCCACTTGCATCCTTGAGGGTCTGGTGGGCGTTGACCGCCTTGCGGACCCCATCGATCGCGTTCAGTACTTGCACCTGTGCGCGCACCGCATCCGGGGCATCAGAGAAGATGCGAACCTCGAACGTCTCATCGAGGTACTGCCTCGTGACCGGTACGTCACCCTGCCCATCGAACTCCGAGGCCGCCTCGCTATCCCAGAGGATCACGATTGCCGGCACGCGGGGGAGGTTATCGGGTGGCACGTCCCAAACGTCGCCGGCAAACGTGGAGAGATCCGCTTCAAGGCGCAACCACCGCGCGAGTGCAGCCATCGAGGCGACAACCGGATGAGCCATGTCAGGCAGACCACGCAGACTGGATCTTGTGCGCCATCTGCATCACGCCGGTCCTCAATTGCTTGGCCGTCAGCTTGGATGTACCGTGGAACCAGTTGAACGTCTTCTGTCCCTTGAAACTCGTCGAACGGTACTTGTAGGGCGCATTCTTGTTCGTCACCCGGATCCGTTTGGTCTTGGTCAACTTGGTGCGCCGGACCCTTGCGAACTCACCCTTGCCCGACATTCCCTTCGGGGCGCGCCGGCGTGCAGCATCAAGCGCGAACGAGTAGCGGAACGTGCCGTCAGACTTCGCCAAGGATGGCTTGAGGATCACGTCTGCGAACTTCGGGGTGATTGCCTTGTCGGTGCTTTTCGTGATCTTGCCCTTCGCGTCACCGGTAAGACGCGGTGAACGCTTCTTTGCCAGGTTGAACGAATAATTCTGAAGCAAGAGCATGGTCTCCTTGGTCGGCACAACCCAGAATTTCTGGTTGTTCAGTTTCTCAATGATCTTGAGGTGCCCAAGAACGCTCACGCTGGTTTTGCTCAGACGCGACGCAGTTGCGCGCCCGAACCCTCGGGGTCCGGTCGCCCTCGCATTGATTGGCCGGCCGAGCGTGATTGCCGCCATCAGACGCCGTCGTATCGCAACCGCTTGAACGGTGCGATCATTCCCCGCACGAAAGGATGCAAACCGGCAGCGGTCATCACCCGGGGTTCCGTCAGCACTTCCCCGACACCGACCGTCCCATAGGGGTTGGTGGTCTGCCGGTAGGCCAGTACCGCTTGGTGGGTCGCAGCTTCCCCGATGACGGGGTACGTATACGTCGATACGACCGCATCGACCGCATGAGATGCCCCGGTCGTGCCATTGCAGGCACGCGTCACCGTCACGTTGATGCCCGAGATATCCGTGATAAACATCTGCTCGGAGTCAATGAGGATCGTTTGCCCGACTTCAAGCAGGGTATTCGCATTGTGCAGCGCGATCGATGTCGCGCTGCTGTTGATTGACGCATGAACCGTGGTGGTCGCCGTCAACTGGTTGTAGTAGCCCCAAAGACCCGTGATCTTGATGGGGTATTCCCCGGCAACCGGGAAGTAGTTGGTGTTGCGCAAGGGAACCTCGACTTCCCAATACGGGCGGGAAGGATATTCCGTCGCAGCGTTCCGAGGGCACAGAACGTAGGTGTTCGATGCCCAGGATTCTTCGTACGTCCCGTCATCGTCCTGATCTACCTCAAGGGTCGTGACAGAAAGGAGGTCTTCGCCGGGTATCGACAGCTCGGAGTAGTCATCGGTCTCAAAAAACTTGATCGCAACGATCGGGAAGAAGTGTCGATCGCAGAACTGGTCGATCTGCCGAGAGACGTTCGATATCGTGGTCTTCAGTACCTCGTCATCCGTCGTGTCAGAGATGCGCAGTTGACGCTTCACCTGCGCGAGGGATGCGTACCAGTGCGGAACTGCCGGCATCAGCGTGGACGCCGAACCCGTGCAGCACGTTCGGGCGCTTCGGGGGCGCTAGCGGTCTCCACGTCGATTGCAGGGCCTTCCGACTCAACTGGCGCAGTGTCGGAGACGGGTATGGCAATACCCGCCTCCTTCCATGCCAGCGCAATCACCTCGGTCACTTCGTAGAGATGGCCCGGTGTGTAGGACACATCCGGTCCAGCCATTGAAACGAGCATCTTGATGGTGACCATTCCAACCTCCGAAGTGAAGAATGGGGAGGGTCAGACCCTCCCCAAGGGTTAGGACGCGGGGTGCTGGTAGTACTTGACAGGATCGGTACCGGCATCGATCAATCGACCTCCGCCGCGTGCAAATGCCATGAACCCCGTCTGAAGGTAATCGCTGTACCTCTCGGAGAGACGCATGACCTGAATGCCCTGCACATCGCGCCAGTAGTACTTCTCCAGACGCCCGAAGAGCAGGCTCTTCGCCGAAGCGGCCGGAACAGCAACATCCTGGTTGATGTAGTACGGATATCCGAGGATCGTGCTGGGTTCGCCAACGGTGAGACCCGGCTGCCAAAGCGGCCTCGACTGGCCGTCAACCAGCTTCTTCAGGGTCTTGAGTGCAGCATCCGACATCATGAACGCTGAACCGACACGGTACGAAGGATCGATGCTGTGTTCCAGATCCACCAGGTCGTTGTAGATGATGGTGGTCGTCTGGCCGGCAGCACCGGTCTTGCCCAGTGACGCGCCAGTGACGATACCGTAGGGCTTCGAGGATCCGTCACCCGTCGTGAAATGAGTGTTCATGATGCGTCCGAGACGCTCACCAAGACGTTCCGCCAGCCAAGTCTCCAAGGGAAAGAACGCATCCTGCAAAAGCTGGAACGAAACCCGGATGAGCTTGGAACTGTACGTATACGTATCAATGGTCGTCTGGCCGAAAGACACATCCTGTTCCGAAACCTGCGAATTTTCCGACAGAATCGCGCCGACGTTGCCAGTGTCATCGGAAGTGGGAATGAGCAACTGTCCGCCCGTCGCGGTTGGAATCCGCGTCGCCACATTCATCATGCCACCATAGGCAAGCATGCTGGTCTGCACAGTGGTATCAAAGATCTTGGAGACCGTGTACCCGCCGGCACTATCGGTTCCCACCGAGAGGGCACGGGTTTCGGGAAATGCCTGGTACCCGGATGCGAGTATGTTGCGCTCCTCGGGGAGCAGCGCCTGCATGCCGTTGCGCAGGTACTTGCCAAACGCGATGTCGCGCAGTTCGTCATCAACGCGAGGGGGCGCGGAAGCAATCTCGCGCGACGCTGCACGTGCCTCCGGGATGTCGGCGTATGAATCCCGCTCAACACGCTCAAGGCGCTCGATGCGCGAATCAAGCGCATTGGAAGCAGTGTCAAGCTTCTCCCACTGCTCGGTCTCAAGACCGTCGAGGCCACGCTTCTCCGCTTCGGCGCGGGAAACGAGTGAACGCATCTGCTCCACGAGCGATCGACGCTCCTGACGCAGTTCCACTGAACTAACCATTGCTAGATTTCCTTCTCAAGAATTGCCAACTTGCGTCGCAACAATTCCAGGGAGTGCCCGCTAGGCGGCTCCGATTCGGGGTGGGTCACCGGCCCCAAGCTGGTCTCGATTGATCGCACCAATTGCCGCAACGCCTCGACATCATCCACATTGAGTTCTTGGACGCGTTCAAACCGCGCCAGTGCCCGCATTGCGAGTGGGTCGAATGCCGCTTGCCTGACGGCCGAGGTGGTGTCAGGATACGCCGGATACGTCACGACACTGACATCATACAACCTGACTTCGTTAAGAGTGCGCTCATCAACTTGGTCAATGCTTTGTGCGCGCTGCCATTCCTGCGTGATTGGGGAGAACGCGAACGATGATTGGTTGATGTCACCCCGGCTCATGGATGCCATGAGGTCCCGTGCGTACGAGGTATCAGGCAGGTCGATCTCCATGCGCAGGCCAATTGCGTCTTCCGATAGGCGCAATGTTCCTGCCTTGTTCCGCCCCAATACGAAGTTCTCGTTGTGGTTGAACAGTGCGCGCACGTCCGCTTCCTGGATCGTCTTGGAAAACGCGCCGGCACGGATCCTCTCCGTGTAATCCCCGAATGCCCCCCTGATGGTCGTTGGAGAGTTGAAGACAGCCGCGTACCCGACGATCTGCCGGGGTCCATCATCAATACCTCGAACCTCAAACGTCGTCGAAGCGAGATGGGTTTCAATACGTCGGCTCATCACAGTACTCCTTTATGGTCAATCAGGCAGGCAGTGCAGGCAACGTCACCCCAGTGGCCCTTGCCAAGGCATTCCGGGCCTCCTGGGGCAAGGTGGACTGTCCCGCGAT